TTTGAGGGATCTAACTTTTCAGTTTTAATTGATACTTTAGCATATAATACGTATATTACTGCGTTTAACTCAAACATGATTGTTAATGAGTCCTTTCTTGACTCAGCAACGGTTAGAGAAAACGTAGTTTCACTGGCAAGAAACATAGGATATGTTCCTCGATCTCGAACTGCAGCACAGGCGACCATATCTTTTACTGTTACAAACACAGAAAGCGTAAACGTTGATGCACCACCCTCTACAGTCACTCTGAAGGCAGGTCTAGTCTGTATCGCTTCAAATAGTAGTGTTACATACACTTTTTCGATTCCAGAGGATATTACAACTACAACGACCTTGGGTAATGTAATCGTTGATCCACAGGGAAATTCAATTGTAAATGGTTATACAGCATCTTTTGATTCAATCAAAGTTTTACAGGGAACATTTGTAAGAAAATCATTTTCTGTTGATGGGTCACTTGATCAAAGATTTATTTTAGACAATCCTTTCATAGATACATCTACAATTGTAGTATATGTAAAGGGTTCAAGTAGTAAAGGTAAAGGAACACTATACACAAAGGTTGATAATATTTTAAATATAGATTCTACATCATCCACATTCTTAATTCAAGAAGTTCAGGACGAAAAATACGAACTTTTATTTGGAGATGGTATTTTTGGTCGAAAACTTGAAAATGAATCTGTAATAGATGTTAGTTATATTGTTACTGATGGAAAAGATGGAAATGGACCTTCATCATTTACATTTGCAGGAACAATAACTGATACGCTTAATAATACTATAAACATATCATCTCAACCGAAAATAACAGTCGCTTCTGGTGCCTCTAATGGGGGTGATATTGAGTCAACTGACTCAATTAAGTACTTTGCCCCTCGACTCTATTCATCACAGTACAGGGCGGTCACAGCAAGGGATTACGAAGCAATAATACAACAAATTTATCCAAACACTGAAAGTGTTTCTGTTGTTGGTGGAGAGGAAATTGATCCACCACAATTTGGAACTGTGTTTATTACAATAAAACCACAAAATGGTGATTTTGTATCTGATTTTGATAAAACTCAGATATTATCAAATTTAAAAAATTACACTTTGACTGGAATTACCCAAAAAATAGTTGATTTGAAGGTTCTTCATATTGAACTTGAATCATTTATATATTACAACTCATCAAAAGTTGTAAATGTTGAACAATTGAAAACCGATGTGGTAAATGGTCTGACAACTTACTCAAAATCTACAGAAATTAACAAATTTGGTGGTAGATTTAAATATAGTAAAGTTTTAAGTGTTATTGACAATATCGAAAATTCAATTACATCTAATATTACAAGAGTTCGAATTCGAAGAAATTTAAATGCTTTACTTAATCAGTTTGTACAATATGAACTTTGTTTTGGTAATGAGTTTAATGTTAAGTCTGAAGGATTAAATATTAAAAGCACAGGATTTAAAATTGCTGGAGAAAATTCAACTGTATTCTTAACAGATACTCCAAACTCTGATAAACTCACTGGTGTAATTTCGATTGTGAAGCAAGATATCAGTGATAGTGAAAAAGTTATTATTGTTGAAAATGCAGGAACTGTAGATTACATCAAAGGTGAGATAAATTTAACTACTGTTAATATTACATCAACTGAAAAACCAAATAACATAATCGAAGTTCAAGCTTTCCCAGAATCTAATGATATCATAGGTCTTCAGGATTTATACTTGAAATTTAACATTGAAGATAGTCTCATAAATATGGTAAAAGATACAATTTCGTCAGGAGATCAAATATCAGGTGTTGGATACAAAGTTACATCAAGTTATACCAATGGTAAATTAGTAAGAGGATAATATGATAGGTACTGGTATTGATAAAAGAATAAAAGTTCAACAAATTATTGACAATCAACTTCCAGAGTTCATATTGTCTGAAAGTCCTGATGCAGTAAAATTTCTAAAACAATATTACATCTCTCAAGAGTATACTGGAGGTCCGATTGATCTAGTTGATAATTTAGATCAATATTTAAAATTAGATAACTTAACTACAGAAGTTGTTAAAGGAGAAACAACTCTTGCGGTTGGTATTGGAACTACATCTAAAACTATAACAGTCACCTCTTCAAATTCAATTAAGGATTCATTTCCAAGTGAATATGGATTGTTAAAAATCGGAAATGAAATTATAACATATACGGGAATAGCAGGTACAAATACTTTTACTGATTGTAAGCGTGGTTTTAGTGGAATTACATCTTTTAGAGATTCTAATAATCCATCTGAAATTGTTTTCTCATCTTCATCTGCAGAATCTCATATTGAAGGTGTAAAAGTTGAAAATTTAAGTACTTTATTCTTAAAAGAGTTTTACAAAAAACTTAAGACTACATTTACACCTGGATTAGAAAACTCTGATTTTGTATCAAATTTAGACGTAAATAATTTTATAAAAGAAGCAAGAACATTTTATGAATCTAAAGGAACAGAGGAATCATTTAGAATTTTATTTAATGTTTTATTTGGAGTAACACCAAAAGTAATTGATCTTGAAAATTATCTGGTTAAACCATCTTCAGCAAAGTATCTAAGAAGACAAAGAATAGTAGCAGAAAAAATATCTGGTGATCCTTTAAAATTAAAAGGTCAAACCATATTCAGATCAACAGATTTATCCACAACTGCATCTGTTTCTGAAGTTGAAGTTTTATCTGGCATATCTGGTATAGCAACTTCTAAAAATTACTTTATATTAGATTTATTTGTTGGATTTGACGATGAAGAATTTATAACAGGAACCTTTGATGTCACTGGTAAAACAAGATCAATTGAAAATGTTAGTGGTGGATCAAGTGTCATAACAGTTGACTCTACTGTTGGATTTGGAACAACTGGTACAATTACCTCTGGTCTTTCTACAAATATTACATATACTGATAAAACAGTCAATCAATTTTTAAATTGCTCTGGAATTCATACCGATGGAATTAATTTGGGTGATGATATTAGTGAAAATGATAATATTTTTGGATATGAAAATGGTGATTTATTAAATAAATCTGAATTAAGAATTACAGGAGTTTTAAGTAAATTTGTTCCTGCAGAAACAAATAAATTATCTTTAGAGGGAGAAACAATAAATGTAAAAAGTATGGGTGAGATTATAAAAAACCCATCTTCTGATAAAAGTAAAAAAGAAATATTTGCTAATTCTTGGATATACAATACATCATCTTCTTACGATATTAGTGAATCTACTAGAGGAACAATAAGTGAATTTAAATTAAAATCAAAGATAGACAGATCCAGTTTAAAAGAAGGTGATTTTATTGAAATTTTAGAGAAAAAGAATGCCTCTTTTTCACTGGGAGATATTGTAGCTACTTCAAGAGTACAAAAGGTGACATCTAGTGGAAGTGATAATAAGATAACCTTAGATGATCAATTTGATTTTAGTCCTTCAAAAAGGTATGCGATTCGAAGAAAACTTAAAAAAGCAATTTCTAATGCAGCACCACTTGAGTTTGGAAACAATATACTAACTTCGGATGTACAAAACGTTTACAATGAATCTGATGAAAATATGTATGTGGCAAGCGGTTCATTACCATCACACATTATTTCAAGAAATCTTTCAGTGATTGGAATTTCCTCTGTTACTGAAAACGGTACTATACAAGGTTTTAATGCTCTAACTAAAAAATATTCGGTAATTTCATTTGGTTCTAATATTCCCTTTGTAACAGGAGATAAAATATATTATCAATCTTCAGATCCTTTAGTTGGATTAACACAAGGTTTTTATTATATAAAAAAAATTAGTGATAATAAAATAAAATTATTCCAAGCACCAGCTTTCATAGAGGCAGATGATTTTATTGAATTCGATGTCCCTACAAATAAAAATACATCACATAATTTTACATTAGCAAGTCATTATAATAAATCTATATCTACTCAAAAATTATTAAAAAAATATCCATTAAATGTTCAACAGAATTTAGGAAAAGGAACAGAAACCATCAGCGGTCCTGTAGGAATGTTGATAAATGGTGTTGAAATAGAAAATGGAAAATTTTCCGATGCATTATTTCATGGTGAGATAGATAATTTTTCAGTTATTGGTTTTGGAACGGATTATGATGTTATAAATCCACCTTTGATTGAGATTGAAAATGTATCAGCAGGATCAACTCAAGCACTCGTAAGTCCTGTTTTAGATGGAGATATAAGAGAAATTCAAGTTGATCAACAAAATTTTGATATTGAAGATGTTATTTCAATAAAATTAACAGGTGGTAATAGTGGGGAGGCAGTTCTTCAACCAGTTCTTCGAAAACGAAATAGAGTTTTAGAATTTAGTGGTGTCACTACTTTCTTTGGTGGTGGTGTAGATACTTATTCCGAAACTATAACTTTCTTTGATCCACATAATTTAAATAGTGGTCAAGTTTTAGTTTATGATAAAAACAAAAATACTCCATTAGGAATAGGAACTTTTAAAGGAAGTAATCTTTCTAATACTGAAAGTTTAGTTGATGGTGAGCAATATTGGCCAGAAGTTGTAGGATTATCTACAATCAGACTTTATAGAAGTGAGACTGATTATATCAGTGGTATTAATACCATAGGATTTACTGAAATTGCTAAAAATGGAACTCATAAATTTAGAATAAAAGAAGGGAAAAATACACTATCTAGTATAAGAATTATAAAATCTGGAAAACCATATATTAATCGAAAGGTATTTGTAAATTCAATTACTGGTGTATCTACTTATAAATCAACAATCACATTTAAAAACCATGGATTTTTAGATGGAGAAGTCGTAGATTATAAACCATCTGTAGGATTAGGAACTACAACTCCTCAGTCCATATCAGGATTATCAACATCCACTCAATACAAAGTAATTAAAATAGACGATAATGTTTTTAGATTATGTGATGTTGGTGTTGGTGCGACTGATAACACTAATTTTGTTTCAAAAAATTATGTTGATTTTAAAACAAAAGGAACAGGATATCAATTATTTAAGTATCCAGACATAGAAATTTCAATTGATGCAATATATTCATCACCCACATCTGAAAAAATTAATTTAACACCAGTAATTCAAGGTCAAATTGTTGATGTTTCATTATATCAAAAAGGAACTGGATATGGAAGTACAGAAATTGTAAATTATGAAAATAAACCAAATATTTTAATTAAGAATGGAATACCTAGACCTGGTAAAAATATTGATCCTTCATTAAGTCCAATAATATCAAATGGAAAAATTATTGCTGTTAATATTCAAGATGGTGGTGATGAATATTATTCAACTCCAGAATTAACTGTAATTGGTAATGGTGTTGGTGCATCATTAAGGGCAGTAATTGACAGAGATGAAAATTCTCCAACTTACTTAAAAATTATTGATGTAATTATTTTGAATAATGGAATTGGATATGATTTCAATCAAACAAATATTAGGGTGACTGAGAGAGGAAAAAATGCTGTATTTAACTCATCAATTAAAAAATTAAATTTGGTTGGTATTCAAACATCTAGTCCATATGATCAGAAATATAAAGATGTATCATTAGTACCATCTGATGATCAATTAAAATATTCTGTTGTTGGATATTCCACTCAAATAGGTCAGGATGAATTTAATGATATACCTGGTGAGCATTCTCCTATAGTTGGATGGGCATATGATGGGAACCCAATATATGGACCTCGTGGATACAGCGATCCTTTTGATAACTCATCATCTATTAAAATATTAGAGACTGGATATAAAATACATTCTAATATTAAGGATAGAGAAAAATTAAATTTTGATCTTGGATTTTTTGTTGATGACTATACATATTCACCAACATCATCAACTGATTTAGATGAACATAATGGTAGATATTGCCGAACACCAGATTATCCCAATGGAGTTTATGCTTACTTTGCAAGTATTGACCCATTATCACAGAAACCAGTATTTCCATATTTTGTGGGTAATACTTATAGATCAGTCCCTAGTGTTGTTGATTCTCTATCGACTGTAAATCAATCTTTTGATTTTAATAATTCAAAATTGACTAGAAATACTTTCCCATATAAATTGAGCGATTCTTCTGCTAATAATGATTTTATTGTAGAGTCAAATGAAATATTACCACAAACAACAAAAGTTACAGCAGTTTCTCAAGGTTCTGTAGATAATCTCTTGATATTGGAATCTGGACAAGATTATAAAGTAACAGATAGTGTTGTATTTGATAATGATGGAACAGAAGGAACTGGAATAAGTGCTCGTGTTAGTGAGATCGAGGGTAAATCAATATCAGAGATTAATACAAGTTACGAATTAGTTGAGAATGTTACTTTCTTTAGAAAAGATGATCAAACTGTATCAGTATTTGTTCCTAATACTCATCAATTTGAATTAGGAAACAATTTAATATTATCTGGTTTATCAACAGATATTAAATCTACATCTGGAGTTTCTTTAATTGGAAACCATAGGGTATCTGCTATTTCAACTGAAAGCACTGTGTTATATAAACAAATGTCATCAAATTCAGTTGCAGGTGTAGTAACTGATATATTTGTATATAAAACAGATGTTATTTCAATTGGTAGTAGTATTGGAATTGGAACTGAAAAGTTACTTGTTTTAAATAAATTTGATGATAGAAATATTTTAAGAGTTGAAAGAGGAATAACAGGCACAGGACATACTTTATCATCCAAGGTTAATCTAATTCCTAGTTTCTTTGATATATCTTTTAAATCTAATTTTTTCAATTCTAAGGTTGATGATGTAGTATACTTTAATCCTAGACAAGCAGTTGGTATTGCTACAACAGTTGGAATTACATCATCAATAACAGTATCTGTTGGAGATACTTCAAGTTCAGTTTCTGTTCCATCACAGAGCATTTATTTACCAAATCATCCGTTTAAAACTGGTCAACAAATCACCTTTAAGACAGATGGTAACAGTGTTCTTGAGGTTTCTAGAGATGGGTCGGTTAGTCAATCATTTAATATACCATTTTCAGGGACAAGTCAAACTTTATTTGCAATAAACAAATCTCCAAACTATATTGGAATAGTGACTCAAGTAGGTTTAATAACTTCAACTAATGGATTATTTTTTAGAACTAATGGTGATAATTATTTTAAATATAGATTTGAATCTAATTTCAATAAAGTAGTTGGAAATCTTGAAAGAATAAATTCAAAAGTTACTTTAAGCACTTCACATACTTTAAAGGTAAATGACATTGTTAGTTTAGATATAGATTCTAATAGATCTGTTGGTGTTGGAACTTCTAGTGCAGTCAGAGTCAAATATAATCCATTAATTGATAGTTTACTTGTAAATCAAATTGATTTTACTTCTTCTGATATTAATACATCCACCAATATAATAACTTTAAATTCACATGGATTAAAAACAGGAGATAAAGTTTACTATGATGCAACTGGCACAATCGCAAGTGGACTCAGTACAGGAGCATATTTTGTTTACAAATTAGATATTAATAATATAAAATTATCAGAAACACGTTATGATTCCACTTCTGTTCCACCAAAAATTGTAAATATATTATCAACAGGCGGATCTAACCATCATTTATCATTAATTGATCCTCCAATAGAAGTATTCAGAAATAATAATTTAGTTTTTGATCTTTCAGACTCTTCATTAGTAGGATTTGATTTTAAAATATATGAAGATAAAAATTTTAAAAATGATTTTGTTTCTACAGGAACGACTTCTATAAATGTGGTTACGACAACAGGAACAATCGGAGTTACTTCAACTGCATCTTTAACAATCAACTATACAGATGATGAGGTATTAAATTTATTTTATAATGTAGAGAAGTCTGGATTTATAAGCACATCCGATTTTGATGTTCCAAATGCGTTAGAAATATCTTATGTTGACAGTAGTTATAATCGAGATTATTCAATAGTTGGAGTTGGAGAAACTACTTTTGATATTAGGTTAGAAGAAAGACCAGAAATTTTAAAATATGATAGTAATAATACAACCAAATTAAAATATTCTACAACATCAAAAAATGACATAGGTGCTATAAGTAAAGTTCAATTATTGTCTGGAGGATTTGGATATAAAGCAACTCCTAAGTTTGTTAGTGTTGCCTCAACTCAAGGTATTAATGGTAAATTACTACCAGAAACTTCAGATGGAAATAAAATTACCGACGTAGAAATATTGAATGTTGGATTCGAATATGCCTCTGATAAAACTTTAAGACCAATAGCTAATTTATCACCAGCAATATCATTAAAAGACTCTGATAAAATTACTTCAATTTTAGTCAAAAATGGCGGTGAAGATTATGTAAGTGAACCTGAATTAGTAATTCAAGATTTTGACACTAAAGAAATTATAACTAGTGGATCTATAAAGGCAAATATCAGTCCAGCGTCACAATCTATTACATCTGTAGATGTTGTAAATACACCTTTTGGTATAGGTAATTGTGAAATCTTCACTAAAAATAATTCAAGTGGAATACCAATTACAAATATAGCAATTGGATCAACAATTGTTACTGATAAAATTACTGGTATAGTCACTGTCACACTCGCCACTCCTATTTTAGGATTCTCAACTGCACCATTTGAAGCAGGAGATAAAATCTTTGTAGAGAATGTTGAAAATGAATATGGAGATACTTTCAATTCTCCTGTTAATAAATTTGCGTTTTATCCAGTTGAGAGAGTGATTGGTGGTATTAATCCAAATCCATTTAGATTAGAATTTAATATTCATGGATTAGTTTCAAATCCTGGATTAGCAAAAACTATTCAAACTTTTGGATCGGTCATTAACTTTAAAAAATATCCAAAATTTACCATTATTACTGAGTTATCTCCATTTACTATAGGAGAAAAAATCTCAGTATCAAGAAACGATGGACAATTTATTAAAGTTGATTTAACTGTTGATAGAATATCAAACAATTACATAAAAGTTATAGGTAATTTTGAATTAAAACTTGATGATAAGATAAGGGGAATTTCTTCTGGATCAATAGGTACTATAAACACAATATTTAATAACGAAGGAGAATTTAAAGTTGATTTCTCATCAGAAAAATTACTTGGATGGTCAGATGATGTTGGTAAATTAAATCAAGATTATCAAGTTCTTCCTGATAATGATTACTATCAAACACTTTCATATACAATTCAAAGTCCAGTAGAATATCAAAAATTAATAAGTCCTGTTAATAAATTACTTCATACAACTGGTCTTAAAAATTTTGCTGATGTTGGAATTAGTTCTTTTGTAGGTGTTGGAAAAACTATAGTTGTTGACTCTTCATCAATCATTAGAGATTTAACTACAGAAAATAGGGTTGATGCTATTGATAATTTTGATTTAGTTCAAGATGTTGATGTTGTAACAAATCCACTTAGATCAAAATTTGTTACATTTGAAAATAAACGTCTTGCTAACTTCTTCCAGTGCAGTACCAATAGAGTTTTAACAGTAGATGATATAAGTGGATTATTTAAAGAATCTACAAATAATGCTGATACTGATGGAAATTTAACTCTCGTTAATTCATTTGATAGATTTTTGGTTCAAGCAAGAGTTCCATCTAGTGGAGCAGCATCTACAACTAATATTCTTCAAGCAACTGAATTAATTACATCTATAGATTTTATTAATGAAGATGTATATACTATTCAGAAGGGATCTATAGAAGTTGAATCAAAACTGGTTGATATTATTGGTAATGATATTGGAGCTGGTGCTTATAGTTTAAAATTTACCCCAACAAATATTTTTGATGGAGATTTAGACATAAAAGTTTTACAACACACATTTTTACCTGCACTTGGAGTTGGTCAAACATCTATTGGATTTATTCAACTGGATGGAAAAAATGTAAACGTTTCTTCATCTACTACTTCTACTATTATATCATCTAATATTTCTAATATTGAATCTTATTTCGCAACGATTAATGTTAGAGACACCTTTAGTAATCAGAATAATATAGTTGAACTTTATGTCACTCATGATGGTACAAATTCCTACATATCAAACTATTCTTTAGAAACAAACACTAATCTTTCAATAGGTACCTTTACATCAAATCTCAACACTAATGTCTTATCTTTAAATTATGAAAATGATAGACCTAACCAAGTTTTACTTAATTCTAAAATTGTTGGTTTTGGTACAACATCAATTGGTATAGGAACATTTAGATTTAAGTCACAAGCACAACCAGATGGATCTGAGAATTCTGCTAGATTGGAATCTAATTTTGTAAGTATTGCTTCTACAGCAGTGATAGCAGGATTTACAACTTCAAGAGATACTACAGTTAAAAGTATTGTTAGAGTTTCAATAGGAAATACTAGTGCTCTGCATCAAATTTTAATGACACATGATGGTGAAGATATTTTCATTACACAATATCCGTTTATATCAATAGGAACAGATGCTGGAATCGGAACATTTTCATCAGAATATAATGGATCAAATTTAAACTTAAAATTCCATCCCGATGCATCATTTATTGGAGTTGGTGATTTACAAGTTCAATCTTATAGTGAAGTTATTAATACTGGACTTGATTTAGTAAATACAACACCAATTCTTGAATATGGCAAATCTCAAGAGTCTCTATCACTTTTACAGTATGATGCAGTTAATAGTGAAAGGTCAAATTCTTTAGAGTTTGAATTAAAACATAATAATATCCCAATATTTGCTAGAAATTTCAATCCCCCAGACGATGTAAATTTAGCAACTGGTGAATTTACAATACTGGATAATTTCTTCAACGCAAATGAAAGATTGATATATGAACCAGGATCTTCAATAGATGGTGTGGGAATTTCATCGTTAGTAATGTCAAACGGTAATCCATTACCAAGTGAAGTGTACGTGGTTTTACCTTCAGGTACAACTAATTCAAATGTATTCCAATTATCAACAACAAAGGCAGGAGCTGCTGTTACCTTTAATACAGTTGGGTCTGGAAATAGACATAAGTTGGGAATGTTTAAAAAGAATGAAAAATCATTAATAACACTTGATAATGTAATACAATCCCCAATATCATTTACCCCAATAACAACCACATTATCTGGAAACGTTGGTGGTCAAGTATCAATATCAACTACAATATTATCTTTGGCAGGAATTACATCTGTAGTAATTCAAGATCTACTAAAAATAAATGATGAATTTGTAAGAGTTAATAATGTTGGTTTTGGTACAACTAATGTAGGACCAATAACAAATACTGGTGCATTAAAATTAGTTGATGTTTCTAGAGCTATTGTTGGATCTTCAGCGTCTACCCATTCTGATTCATCCACGGTTAGATTGTTTAGAGGTGGATATAACATTGTTGATGAAAAACTATTCTTTACAGATCCACCTAGAGGGGCAGGAGTTAATACCAAAAATGATTCTAATAGAGAAAGACTTAGATCATCCTTTAGTGGAAGAGTGTACCTACAGCAGGACTATTCAGAAAATGCTGTCTTTGATGATGTTTCAGATCAATTTACTGGAATAGGAAAAACATTTAGAACCTCAATATCAGGAGTAAACACAACTGGTCTTAATACAGGAAGTAGTTTTGTTACTTTAAATGGTATATTCCAACCTCCAACCACACTGAAAAACCCAAATAATAATTATGAGTTTGTTGAATCAACAGGAATAACAAGTTTCGTATTTAGTGGAATTTCATCAGCTGACGGAACTCAAATTGTTAGTTTATCTGATGTAAACCAAAACCAATTGCCAAGATCAGGACAAATAATATCAATTGGTTATACTGGTGGATTGGGATTTGCTCCCTTGGCTGGTGCTGCTGTTACTGCAGTTATTGGTGCTGGAGGTTCAATTACCGCTGTTGGTATAGGAACAACTGACTTCCATGGATCTGGATATCGTCCAGAATTAAGTGTGACTGGTAATGGTATTATTAGTATTGGTATCACCGATAGTGTTGGGTCTGGTGCCACAATTACAGCGACTGTTGGTGTTGGAGGAACGTTAGCGTTTAACGTTGTTGGTGGTGGAAGTGGTTATTCTAGTCCTTTAGTGTTGGCACCATCTCCTACATATGAAAACTTACCTATTGTTGGAGTTTCTAGAATTGGTTTGGGTGCCACCACAGATACAGGAACAGGATTACTTTTAAATATTGATGTAGGAGGAAGTAATACCACTGGTATTGGTTCTACATTATTTGAGGTTAAGTCATTTGATATTACTAGAACTGGTTATGGGTTTAGAAAAGGTGATGTATTTAAACCAGTTGGATTAATTACAGATAAATCATTATCATCACCATTGAGTGAACTAGAATTTACTGTAAACGAAGTGTTCACTGATTCTTTCTGTTCTTGGAATGTAGGAGATTTTGATTATATTGATTCTATAGTAAGTCTTCAAGATGGAATTAGAACCAGATTCCCACTCAATTTTAAGGGAGAATTGGTTTCATTTGAATCTGCTCCAAACTCAAATATTGACATGCAGGCATTATTGTTAATATTTGTTAACGGAGTAATACAAAGTCCTGATCAAGCTTACATATTTAATGGTGGAACATCTTTTGAGTTTACAGAACCACCAGATCCTAGTGATAAAATAACTATCTTCTTCTATAAAGGTTCAAATAATGTTGATGTTACTTTTGTAGATGCTGACGAGTCAGTGAAGGTTGGAGATGAAATTCAATTACTAAAAAATGCAGATATACCTAATTCTGATCAAGAAAGGAGAGTTATAGCAGGTATCGTAACATCAGATTTAATTGAAACCAATTTATATTTTGGTGAGGGTATTAATTCTCAAGTGTCTAAACCATTAAGATGGATAAAACAAAAAACCGATAAATTTATCAATGGCGAATTGGTAACCAAAGTAAGACCCTTAATTGAACCTTTAGTGTTCCCAGAATCTAAAATAATTAAAGATTTTTCAACAAGTGATCAGGATTTTTATCTTGATAGTATTGGGGTTGGAACTAATTCTTCCACTACGCAGTTCTTTTATGAAAATCCAAATAATATAGGTGTATTAGTTGTTGATGAGTCGATAACACCAAGGGCGGCTAGTTTATCTGCTGTAATTTCTGTTGGGGGAACAGTACAATCTATAACAGTAAATGATGGTGGTAAAGGGTACGTAGGCACAACAACATCAATTTCAGTTGGTGTGCCAACTACAGGTATTAACACACATATCGCGACAGCGACAGGTAATATAACAAGTGGCGTTATAACTTCAATAACAATTAATGATGGAGGAATTGGATATTCTACATCAATAGTTCCTAATGTAATAGCACCAGTTCCAACAATACCATCTGAATTGATAACTGGATTTACTGGATCAAGTGGATTTAGTGGTATAGTTACTTCAATAAATGTATTGAGTAGTTCTACTATAAAATTCTTCTTGGAGAAAGAATCTGGTACATTTACAGGTTTATCAAATGGAGATCCAATTTACATATTTGATACTGCAGTTGGAGCAGGTGTCACCTCTGTTGTAACAGCAACAGGATCTCCTGTAGGGGTTGGAACATCATTCTTTGATAATATATACTTGATTAGTTCATACAGCACTACCTCAAATACAGCAGAATTTGTTGCTGGTGTGAAGACAGATACTTCAATAACAGGTATTTCAACTAGCGGAATATCTGGTAGATTCTCTTGGGGTAAATTAACTGGTGGAACTAGAAATCCAGTAGTAGCAGATCGAATATCAGTTACTGTTTCTGGAAAAACTATAAACTCAGGTTTATCAACTTTTCCAACTATACAGAGAAGAAATACTGGTATAAGAAATACAGGTGCACTGTCTGATAGAAGCAATCCTATTTAAAGTCAAGTAAACCTAGTATAAATATAAGAAAAAAACTATAGAACATAAAAAATGTCGGCAATTGTAACAGATCAATTTAGAATTAATAACGCAGGTAATTTTTTAGGAGATGTAAATAATTCCGCAAATTCATATTATGTTTTTGTTGGATTATCAAATCCAGGAGTGCCAAATGCATTTGGTAGAAATGAAAGTGACGCTAAATGGAATGATCAAACTACTAGGGAAAAACCTGTAGATAATATTAATTATTTGAATCATGTTAGGGATACCATGATTTTTGGTAGAAAAATTACTCCTGATAATGTCAGAAGAGTAGTAAGAAAGATAACTTGGACTAAGGATACTACTTATGATATGTATCGACACGACTATAGTAATGAAAATCAAGCACCTAATGGAAAAACATCAAGGTTATATGATTCAAATTTTTATGTAATTAACAAAGATTTTAATGTTTATATTTGTATAGATAATGGATCATCTGGTATAAACACCACTGGTAACGCATCATTAAATGAACCAACTTTAACTGGATTGGAACCATTTAGAGCGACTGGTGCCACGGATGATGGATATCTTTGGAAATACTTATTTACAGTAGCACCAAGTGATATTATAAAATTTGATGCCACTGAATTTATACCATTACCTAACGATTGGTCAACAACAACCGATGCTAATATTGCTAATGTAAGAGATAGTGGAAATTCTGATATTAACAATAATCAAATTAAAAAGGTATACATCGCAGATGGTGGAACAGCGTATAAGAATGCTGGAGCTGGTGGTAAAGAAGTGAATATCATTGGTGATGGATCTGGGGCAAAAGCAATAGTTGAAGTTGGGACAAACACCAAAATTAGTGATGTGCAGGTATCAGTTGGTGGAAAGGGTTATACTTACGGAATTCTTGATCTAACTGATTTACAACCATCTTCAGGTGCTAACGCAAAATTAATTCCAATCATACCTCCAGCAAAGGGTCATGGATCTGATATCTATAAAGAATTAGGAGCAGATAGAGTTTTAGTTTATGCTAGATTTGATGATTCTACAAAGGATTTTCCAATAGACACTAAATTTGCTCAAATAGGTATTGTTAAAAATCCAACTTCTATAGGATCAACTGAAATATATAATCAAACTCAATACTCATCAATTTCATCTCTATATTTGAAAACTTTTCCATCTTCCTCTGATGTAAAAGTTGGTGATTTATTAGAACAAGAAGTGAAACAAGACGGAGTTGTTGTTGGTAAAGCACAAGCTTATGTTACCTCATTTGATGTTATCTCAAACGATTCAAGTAATCCAATAGCGGTGCTAAAATACTACAGAGATAGATCATTATATTTCAATCCAACCACTGGAGATCAGCAAGATCAAACAGGTATTAGTACAATCGCTGGTACTAATGGTCAGGTTTATGATTTTTCAAATGATCTTCCAGTTACAGGAACAGATGGAGTATCAACTCCTTACACTGTAGGAATAAACAGCACCTTTACTGGTATTACAACAAACCCAACAGGAACTAAAGTAGTTGACTTGGGAGTTGAATTTAAAAATGGTTTAGCACAATCTGAGATAAATAATCAGTCGGGTGATATTATCTACCTAGATAATCG